GTTGAGCAATCCGTAGTAGATAAGATAAGTTCCAAAGATATTATCAAGTATATTGAGGAAGAGCAAACAAATATTTTTGAAAAAGCAAAGCCATCTGTTTGCTATATCAGCACCGAATATTCGAGTATGGCTGATAAATATAATTTAAACAAGGATGATTTGCCTAAAGGTGTAGGAACTGGATTTATATGGGACAAGGATGGGCATATTATTACTAATTTCCACGTAATTAACAAAGTAGACAAGGCATTAGTCACTATAACAGATAAGAATAATAATAAGAAAACGTATGTTGCTAAATTAACAGGCGTTGACCCCGATTCAGACCTTGCAGTTCTAAAAATAGATGCTCTCGCGGATGAACTCCAAGTCATTAACTATAATCCTGGTATTAAAACACGCATAGGACAATTCGCATATGCAATTGGTAATCCATTCGGTCAAGACCATACCTTTACAACCGGTATAATTTCTGCTGTTAATCGCGAAATAACTGCTCCAACAGGTAGAAAGATATATGGTATTATTCAAACAGATGCCGCCATTAATCCTGGAAATAGTGGCGGTCCATTATTGAATAGTTATGGTGAAATCATAGGAATTAATACCGCATCACTCGGATTAGGTGTATCTGCTGGCATTGGCTTTGCAATTCCTATATCATCTGCTTTAAAATCAATAAATGATATTATTAATACCGGGTATGTTCAAAAGGCAATACTCGGTATTTCATATATGGAAAGAAACCCGTCGGTTGTTGAATCAGAGAAAAGCGGTATTCCTATTATTACAAAAGGGATACTTATATTAGATGTTCCAATAAATTCGCCTGCATATTTTGCAGGATTAAAGGGTGTTGAACGAGATGATAAAACGAAACGCGTAACCCAAATTGGAGATATTATCTTGGCAATCAATAGCATCCCTATATATAATCCAGACGACCTAAATACAATACTTAAAAAATTTAAACCAGGAGATAAAATTACTATCAAACATTTGAGAATTAACAAAGAATACAATACCGATTTAGTTCTCGATAGTTACAAAGGAACCGCATTTACTCTCCTTGAAAATGAAAGAGGAAAGGATTTTGAAAAACAAAGGAAACCTGTTGATATACCACTTAAAAATTTAGAGCCAGTAATAGACCCTAAATTAAATTAAAAATAATGTTAAATAATTTGAAATATTTATTTTTTTATATTTATTTGTATAAATAGATATAACTATATATTACTTATAGTTTTATAAATATTATGAAAATCAAATATAAATTATTTGATATATTCGCTAATATTCAACCAAAACAATGTAATATATTTAAAAATTCAGCAATTAATATAAGTTCCAAAGATATTATCAAGTATATTGAAGAAGAGCAAACGAATATTTTTGAAAAAGCAAAGCCATCTGTTTGCTATATCAGTACAGATTATTCAAGTATGGCTGATAAATATAATTTAAACAAGGATGATTTTCCAAAAGGTGTAGGAACCGGATTTATATGGGACAAGGAAGGGCATATAATTACTAATTTCCACGTAATTAACAAAGTAGACAATGTATTAGTAACTATAACAGATACAAATAATGATAAAAAAACATATGTTGCAAAATTAACAGGCATAGATCCAGATTTAGACCTTGCAATTCTTAAAATAGATGCACCTGTTGATGATTTGCATGTCATTAATTATAATGATGATATTAAAACACGTATAGGACAATTTGCGTATGCAATTGGTAATCCATTTGGTAGAGACCATACTTTTACAACTGGAATAATATCTGCTGTAAATCGTGAAATAACAGCTCCAACAGGCAAGAAGATATATGGTATTATTCAAACAGATGCTGCAATTAATCCCGGAAATAGCGGGGGTCCGTTATTAAATAGTAATGGTGAAATTATAGGTATTAATACCGCATCACTCGGGTTAGTTGTATCTACTGGAATTGGGTTTGCAATACCTATATCATGTGTGTTAAAATCAATAAATGATATTATTAATACTGGTTATGTTGAAAAAGCAATACTTGGTATTTCATGTATAGATAGGAACCCTTCTGTTGTTGAATCAGATATAAGCGGTATTCCTATTATTGCAAAAGGGATACTTGTATTAGATGTTCCAATAAATTCACCTGCATATTTTGCAGGATTAAAGGGTGTAGAACGAGATGAAAAAACAAAACGCGTAACCCAAATTGGAGATATTATCTTGGCAATTAATAACAATTCTATAAATAATAAGGAAGACCTAAATGCAATACTTAAAAAGTTTAAACCAGGAGATAAAATTACTATCAAACATTTGAGAATTAACAAAGAATACAATACCGATTTAGTTCTCGATAGTTACAAAGGAACCGCATTTACTCTCCTTGAAAATGAAAGAGGAAAGGATTTTGAAAAACAAAGGAAACCTGTTGATATACCACTTAAAAATTTAGAGCCAGTAATAGACCCTAAATTAAATTAAAAATAATGTAATATAATACTCAAAAATAAGTTATATATAATACAATAATGTATGTTAGTTTAGTATTTAATAGGAGGTACAAGAAAACACCCTTCTAAATATAAATTAGCATCTTCGTATCTTTTGAAAGACCATCGATATATAACATAACATATATTATTGTAATCTCTATTTTTTGGATAATACATATCATTGAATTGTATGCTATTTTGCAACATTGTTTTATACTCTGCATTAACTTTCATGTCAACGTTGTAATATATATTATTTTTTTCATCGCTATTATTATCTACGTCCTTTTCATAGTTGATAATCTCGTAATTAATAAACTTACCAAGTAATAATCCGTATTTCCCATCTTGAAAAGATGATGTTGTACGTCGCACATTTGTATACTTGATGATATTTGTTTCAGAACAGTATTTTTGCAAATTACTTACAGATTTTTCTGGGTCAATTTTACCATTTTTCTTAAAATTACTCATAATATTATTTAGAACAGTATCAATCCTTATTTTTGTCTTACTATCAACAATGCTGTTATTGTTATTGTTATTGTTATTGTTATTGTTATTGTTATTGTTATTATTGTCATTTGTATTATTATCATTTAATGAAGGTAAATTAATTGTATTCTTTTGAACTTCAATAATATCAATAATATTTAAAGCTTCTTTTCTTAATTCTTCAATCGTTTTTTCTTTTGCAACACTTACAGCAATTGCTGGTTTTGTAAATATATATGGGAATATGCTTGCAAGTCCAAATAAATTTCGACGATGAAGATTTAATTTTGTTAAATGACTTTCGTTTATATTAGAGTGCTTATTCTTTGTAAGCAAACTAATATTATTTAGTTTATTAGTAAATTTTAGAGGCATATTTGAAAATGCAATTGCTTCGTATGTAAATAATAATATAATAATAATGCTTTTATAAAAGGTCATCATGTTCTTTTGATTTAACTTTGTATATTCGTATAGTAATTTATTGTTATATAATATTTATAAATATTATATAATTCAAAAACTGATATATATAATTATAGTTATTATAGAGTAATTATGGCAAACAAAAGGAGGATACAAATGAGTGCGATTAGGTGTATAGGAATGTATAAATATATAAGTATGGTTGGATGTATGAGCGTATATAAATATTTATATAAATAATATATCCATATAAGTTTTAATTATATTGCAAAAAATAATCATATCATTACGTCATACGTAAATAATCACAAAATATCATTAGAACGCAGAACATTAATATCATATTGAACATAAACATCTTCTTTTAATTTATTTAACATCTCAGTATAATTATTACCTAATACTTCAGTTCCTGAAATAAATATTGAACCGGTTTGAGGCATTTTCATGATTTTTTCCATTGTTAAGGGTTCTGTTTCATTATAACCTTCGCCAAAGAAGCATTCTTTGATAGAATGTCCTAATTCTTTGCAAGTTTTTAGAGATTTATACATATCTACAGGTTGTGCTGTATCTTTGTAGTATACTTCAAATGTTTTTTTAAACGCATTATCTGTTGTTGATGCAGATACTAAAATATCTGCCAAATCAATACGAGATATAATACCACTTTTAGATATTCCTTGATTAAATTCTATTTCAGCAGGTCCTCTTCTTTCGCCTGGCGAAAGCATTCCAGGTCTAATAATAGTATATCCCATATGTTTAGGAGCTTTCTCATATAATATACGAACTCTTTCTTCACCGGTTTGTTTTTTATAACATGAATCGCAACTTGCAAAACCCCTATCAATTGCTTCGCCATATCCATTTCCCGACGTTTCATCGTTCTTTTGGCATTTCGCGCATATAGATGACACAATTACAAGACGTTTTACATTTGAACGTATTGCTTCTTCAGCAACATTGACTAATCCAATATCTTCAACATTATCACTCGGCTCTGCAATAACACCTGTATTATTTGCAATCAAATCATATTTCATACTTCGCTTTGAAATATCAACACCTGGGGTTGATACTATTTTGACACGAGGTCTCGAAGCTGCGCAAAATATTACTGCATCAGCATCTTTCATAATCCCTGCAATACTTGCTGGATCGAGAACATCTGCAACAATACTTGTAATTTTGTCAATTTGATTAAGGTCGTCTATAACTAATGTATTCAATTTTGCATGCTCTCTATCCACAATATTTACTTTTCTCCTTGTAACTGCAATAACACTAATATTTCTTTCTAATAGTGTGCGTATTGTATCTCCTCCAGTATATCCAGAAGCACCAAATACAACAACTTTTTTAGGCACAATATTATTTTTATATTCATATTCAGAAAACCCGCTTGATTTTTTTGATAAGCTAATAATGCTAATTAATGGAATATATTTTACAATATTGCGCCGATTAATTTGCGGGTTGCAATTCATTCTCAATTGAATAATATTAACGGGTTTACTTTGACTACCCATTTTATTAATCATACCATCAATATAAACAAAAGTCAAAGAATTAACAATGTTTGATAATACGATTAATGCAAGCAACATATTAACCATTTCTTTGTTCTTTATACTTTCTACTTTCATATGTAATATAGATATATATTTATATAATAATTTAACAAAATCATATAAGGATTAGATTACTTTATAATATAAAAAGGGATAAAAAAGAAATATTATAATATCAACTTACTTATTTTTACATTTAATATTGCTCTGATTTATGAGCTTTGCTACTATGGCCGAGCCAGGTCCAAGGCATGACATTTAAGCTGTCACGTGCATAGCACTCGCAGGTTCAAATCCTGCTAGTAGCAAACAACCTTTTTATTAAGGCAATATTATTTTACATTAAATATCTAAAAACATTACCATCAGACTATTATAAATCTCATAAGATGTTTATGAAACTTATAATAGACAGAAAAATATATTAAGAAATATAAGGTAATAAATAATTACAATGTTATGCAACTATTAAGTTGTGTGTTGTAAATATCTTGTATCTCTATTATATCATTCGAATAATGCGCTGCCCAACCAAGCTTTCTCATATTTTCAGCTCTATCATAACGTGTTATATATTTATTTGTAAAATGTTTTAGTCCGAGTGTAGCCATATGTTTATTTATATACGTTGTTGAACTATATTTTACGTTGCCAGAAGGTATACAATAATGCGCGCCTGGAAAATAATTCATATCAAGAATATTTTCTCTTAAAAAACATAATTTTTTAGATTCATTTGTATTTGCAACTGCCTTTTTAATTTCTTGTAAGTCAATATCAGTCAAATCAAGTGTTTCACTCTCACCTATCATATCATAACCTTCTATTGATAATATTGTTGTCCCTAATTTTTGTTCGTTATTTAAATCATCTTCGGTTACACACAAAAATTCATCCATATCTGCAACTATTATCCAGCCTTTTTCAACATTTTTCCAGCAACCATTTTTAATTACTAAATATTTTGATTCATCAATACTGTTATTACTATTCCAAGATATAACAGAGCATCCTAAAGCTTTCGCAATTTTAACAGAATCATCGGTTGATTCATTATCATAAATTGTTATATTGCAAGATGGTAAATATTTTTTATAATGTTTTACAACATGTGGTATTAACGCACTTTCATTAAAACAGAGTAAATATATATTAATATCCATTTTTCATTATTAATGTTTATATTTCTTATATATATACCAAATAGAATATATTATAGAATTAAATATTATTTTGAATTTGCGTATATATATAATATAGAACACCTGGTCTCCCTTTATTGCGGTCTATTATGAATAGTAAGTAATCTCTATATACACATATAATATCATCTTTAATAATTTGCATATATGCAATATATAATAATATAAAATATATTGTAAATATCATATCGTTATTCGTTATTTTATTATTAATAACAAGAAACAATGGAATTATTTTTCCAATAAAGTTAATAGTTAAATAGTATGGTAAAAGAGACCTTTCATTTAAATTATAAGCTACAATAAATAAACTAAATACAAAGAAAGCAATTGCTATACATATAAGTATTATTGGATTGTAAGGAACAAGCTTGAGTAAATATGCGATTGTATAAATAAATATCCAAATAGAAAGAAACCTATCAGGTGATATAAAATTATTCATTTTTCTTTTAAAATATTACAATATTTTTTTATTAGGAAGCCCATTTAATCCGAGGTGTGCTGATAATCCTGATTTAATACCTACCATCCTATGTATTATTATTCCTAAACCCAGTGATGTTATTATTATTATTATAAATGATGCAATATATTGTATGAATGTACGATTCAATTGCTCTGTATTGTCTAATTCAAGTGGATATAACCATAAATAAGAATGTATTATTAGTGCAACAATTAGTGTAGGTATTAAATCAACCAAAGTTAAATTTAAAATTCGATGTCTTCTCATTTGCTCCATTGTTGTCATATCTATCTTGCAATATTTATACTTTAATATATATGAATAATATTAAAATAAATAAGTTCTATTATCAAAGTATTAAATAAAAAATTGATAATAATTCCTGTTTAGGTTTAATTAAAGCCCCCGCATAAGATGCCTCCCAGATGGATGATGGACCCCGACTTTGAAGAAGATGGATATGAGTATTTCAATCCCGACGAAGACGTATATTACTCCAACTACTATAACCATAGCTGTTGCGACCTCAATTTCTATGACTATAACCACTATCGTAGTTATTTCCTCTACAATATTATTGGAAACGACATTGAAGAATGCGAAGACGAATAAATTATTACAACCACAGTAGTTAAATAGTTAGTATCTATATATATCTATGTTATCTAATATATATTTTTTATATTATATAAACATATTGTATAATTATTATACAATTTATATTATGATACATTTAATAACATATGGTGATAATAAATATAAGGAATCGAAGAAAAGATTATGTAAACAAGCAGATAATTTAGGATGGTTTGATATAATACTATCATATGGTCCCGAAGACATAGATGCAGATTTTAAGGAGCAATTTAAACATATTTTGGAACTTCCACAAAACAGTGGATGTTCTATATGGAAACCTTATATAATAAATAAACGTCTTAATGAAATGCAAGATAATGATATTTTATTATATTTAGATGCAGGATGCTATATAAATCCTAATGGATTTGATAGATTTACAGAATATATTGATTTGCTTAATAATCGCAATGAAGGTTGTATTTCTTTTTCTATGAGCAACCATATTGAAAAAAAATGGACTTGCAAAGAAATATTCGAATATTTTAATATATACGAAGATAGTGATATAGTAAATACTGGTCAAATTTTATCAGGAATTATAATGTTAAAAAAAAATACAAACAGTATTCATATTATTGATTTGTGGTTGAGAACACTTTATAATAACTCAAAATTATTTACGGATAATTTTAATGAAAATCAAAGAGCTGAATATATAGAAAACAAACATGACCAAAGCATATTCAGTGTTATTAGTAAATTATATAACACATTATTGTTAGAAGACGAAACAATATTTGATGATGGTTACGGTTGTGATAAATCTACCAAATATCCTTTTTGGGAAACAAGAATAATATTATAAAAATAATATAATATGCAACAATATAATACAATCTAATCTATTTTGTAATTAAGTGTTTTATTTTTATGCATATGCTCTACGACTTCGTGTAGATTTTTAACATCATATAGTGAATTATGAGCATTTTCAACATCTTTTTTAAAATTATATTTATATATTTCGTTAAGCGACGGATTCTTGTAATTTCCATATTGATTAATAATTTTGAGAATAGGCTTCATATGCTTCATAGTGCATAACAAAGTCTTCTTATCTAATTCGTCAATAATATATTGAAGGTTTCTTCTGTGTAATTCAGATTTAATAACACCGACATCAAATCCTATATTATGTGCAATAATATGGGACACCTTCTTTAAAAGCTCATAAAATATCTCTATTGCAACTATATCAAATGCAATACCTACCGTATCAGAAATTTCATTAGTAATACCGTGAAATTTCTCATTTGTAATCTCAAACTCTTCGCGCTTTATAATGTAATCTTTGACATCTACAAATTTATATTGTTTATCAGTAATTAACATAGAAAACTGAACAATTCTCGCATTTGCATACTTGTCTAAATCCTTATAATTAGGATAAACTCCCCATCTTAAATTATTACAATTTGGAAGTCCTGTTGTCTCTGTATCTAAAAACATTGCCATATTGAGATATAACTTATATATATCTATTATAATATATAATAGATATCATTTTTTTATATAAAGATTATCTGAAAAATATTTAAATATAATAACATCATATCAATATATATTTATGAAACATTATTGGATTAACATAGATAAGTGTGTGGATAGAAAGGAATATATGGAAAAACAATTTAGAGATAAAAATATAGATAATTATCGCATTTCAGCGGAAACACCAGACAAATTAATCAATAATACAATTATTCGCAATGTCGATTCTACTGATACGACACAAGAAGAAATTAGTTGTATCTTATCACATTTAAAAGCAATTAAGAAGGGTTATGATGATGGCGATGAATATTTTTGCATTTTAGAAGATGATTTAGAATTTACAAATATCGATTTTAAAAAAATATTTGAATATATAGAAGATTTTCAAAATAAAAATAATGAAATAATTGAAATATTGCAATTTTTTACAAATGGACATCCTCCAGTTATTGAATTGTATAATCAACACTTTTTAAACAATGAAATAATAAGAAAACGTGTCGAGCCTTATCCGAGCGCAGCATATTATTTAGTATCAAGAGAAGCCGCACGCAAAATATTAGATAAGTTTATTTTATCAGAAAATAATTATGATTTATCATATTCTGCTTGGACAGCAGCAGATCATATAATATATGCAGTCGTCAACTCATATATATTAACATATCCTATTGCTGTATCAGATATTACTTATGGAAGTACATTGCATCCGCATCATTTGCCAAATCACGAATATTGTAATAATGTTATTAGACACATATGGAAATTAAATAACCAGCTTAAAATGTTTGAGCGCGCTTAAACTCATTTATGGCAATCACTGAACGCTTTTTATGGTCTACTATTTTTTCTATTGAATATGTTTCATCTTCATAATTTGGGATCCATCTCCTTATATACTCGTATTCTTTATCATACCTTTTTAATTGTAAATCTGGATTAAAAATGCGAAAATATGGTTGCGAGTCAGTACCCGTGCTTGCGGACCATTGCCACCCTCCATTATTACTTGCAGGGTCATAATCTACAAGTTTTGAAGCAAAATATTTCTCACCCCATCTCCAATCAATAAGCAGGTCTTTTGTTAAAAACATTGCAGTAATCATGCGTAATCTATTATGCATCCAGCCTGTTTTATTTAATTGGTTCATTCCAGCATCTACCATTTCGTATCCTGTTTTGCCTTCGCACCATTTTTTAAACCACTCCTTATTATTGGTCCATTTAATAGTATCGTATTTTTCCTTAAAAGAGTTTCCTAATACATATGGAAAATAATACAATATATTTGCATAAAACTCTCGCCATATTAATTCTCTTTGCAATTCTTTTGCATCATTGTAATTGTGATAGACTTCTCTTATGCTAACGCAACCAAACTTAATGTATGCACTTAACTTTGTTGTTTTATCTAATCCGGGATAATCGCGGAATTTTGCATAGTCGGTCATAACATTCTTTAATCGTATTAGTGCTTTCTCTCGACCTCCCCGAACAGCCAAATCATCATTCACAGTATAATATTTGTGTTTATCAAATTTTTTAATATGTTTGATTACGTTTATGCGTTTAACTATTAATTTTTGCACATCATTTACTTTTAATGAAAGTGATTTTTTATAAAATGGTGTAAATACTTGATATGGTTTATCTTGATTATTTTGAATTGTTCCCATATTATAAAGAGTATAGTCCTCCTCTGTAATTATAAGTATTCCATTTTTATTTGCCCATTCTTCTATAATACTATCTCTTTTTATTGCAAATGGCGAATAATCCTTGTTATATGCGATAGATTTAATTTTGTATTTGTTTGATAATTTAGTCAAAATATCAATATC